CTCAGCCCCGACGCTGAGAGGTCCGGTTCACTTCTTGTCAGACGATCAGACCTTAAGCACCTTGAAGGCGTTGGAGGTGATGACGTCTGCACCGGTACGCCAGAAGGCGAAGAATCCGGCTTGACCAGTTGGGCGCTGGTTGGCACCCATGACCATCGGTTCGTACATGATCTCGACGCCAATGCGGTCGACGATCTTGTAGCCAACTCCGAAGTCGCCCAAGACGAGGACGAAGTCGTTGGAGCCGGAAACAATGGTCGTGTCCATTGCCTCGTTCTGGTAGGTGTTGTATCCGATGAGCTGAGCCGGAAGGCCGCCACCGAAGTCAGACCAGAAGTTGGTGCGGGAGTCGGTCACCGAACGAAGCTCGTTGTAGGTCGCCTTCGCTGCAAGGAATGAAGCGTTGCGACGGAAACGTGAGCCGAGTGCGTTGTCCAGGGCGTAGGCGTCAGCGGCCACGAGGTTCGCTGCACCGGCAGCGCCTGAGGTTCCGTTGACGACTGGGCCGGTGCCGGAAAGGCGAGTGATCAGACCGAAAGGCTGACCCGAACCGGTGCCGTTGATGTAGCAGATTTCTTCCAGACGGTCCTTCGCGTCGGCGATGAGTTCGGCGACCTGGTTGAAACCAGAGTCGGCAAGGAACTCGTATGAGCCGAAGAGGAACGCTGCTGCCTTGTGGACCGAAATGGTCGGGCCTTGGAAGGTCGGAGTGGCGTCTGCCGCTTCCGTACCTTCTGCAAGCCAATCAGCGGTGACGCCTGCTGAAGTGACGCCATCCCACTGGTCGGTCGTGATGGACACAACGTCGGCCAGCTGACGGACTGCATTGGCCGAACCGGCGTTCGTGAGAACGATGGTCGGATCCAGGAACTGCGGGACGAGAACGCCACCGTTTGCCGCTGTAAGCGACATCGCGGCGCGTGCCTCACCCTTGCCAAGAATGCGGGGCATTCCAGCCTGGGGGTTTTCGATGTAATCCTCGAACGCCTGGAGGTATTCTGGGGAGGATGTGCGAACGATGTGGCGGGCCACAACGTCGGCGTCCAACTTGGAGCGGCGTTCGATGAGCTTGGTTGCATTCTCACGGGCTGCGTCGTCGACGTAGGACGGGAGGTGCTTTTCGATCACGTCGAGCGCACGGCCACGGAGTTCCGAGCCACCATCGGCGGCAAGGGTTCCATGGTCAAACGCGTCGCGTGAGGTGTGGGTGTTGATGTTGATTGACGTCACAGCGCCATCTCCTGTTTCTTTGGCGACTGGTGCAAAGTCAGCGATACGAGCTTTGCGCTCTTCGAGGGCGACCAATTCGGCCTCGGAGGTGCGTACAAACTCGGCGCCGGCTTCCCATTCAGCCTGCTCGTCTGGGTCAAATGAACGCTCTTCAGCGTTTGAGTGCATTTCGCGCAAAACAGCCTTGACATAGTCAACGCCATCGCGGAGGTTCTTTTCGTCCATTAGAGGACTCCTTCGATTGTTCGCAGTTGTGCGCTGCGTTGATGGGGGGACAGACCGGAGTGCTGTTGCGAGTCCTGGTCAGAATCGGCGGGCCGCTCCGAAGTGCCATTGCTGGCGGGTTCGGGTTGGGTGCCGAGAACAAGCGCCCTGGCGATGGCCTGGCGGTCATCTTGGGGCAGTGAGAACAGTGGTGACAGATCGGCAGACCTAACGCCAACACTGGTTTCAGCGTAGGCGGGGAAGACTACCGGTCCGAGTTCGAGGAGTTTAACTTCCTCGAGGGTGCGGACTGGCGTATCGCCTGATTCGTCGACGCTGTCTCGAACTACCTGGAATCGGAAAGACATTCCGTCGATGGATCCGGAGGCGATGGCGTCGCGAACTGGTTGGATGAGCCAGTTGTCGGCGAGTCGGGCTTCGACATAGAGGCCGTGTTCGTCTTCGCGAAGTTTCGTGATTTGTCCGAGTGGCATAGAGCCGAGGAGGGGATGGCGGCCGTGTTCGAATTGAAGGACCGGCATTTTGGCGTTAATGGAACGTTTGAACGCTCCTGGGCGGATTCGTTCTTCGAATCGGCCTTCATAGTTGTCGATCATGGTGGAACGGTTGAAGACAGCTGCATAGCCGGTGAGGGTGAGGCCGTCGCCTGTGTCTTCTGCCGCACGAAACTCGAAGGGGACGTTTCGGTACAGATCGGAGCGTGTTTCGGTGGAACGTGCTGATTCCATTTCCATCATGGGTTCTTCCTCGACGATGAGTTCGGCCGGGTCTTCGATTGTGAGCAGAGATTCGGGGATGACCCAGAATTTACAGATTCCGGCGGGGTCGATGTCGCCTGAAACTATTTCACACGCGCGCGGTCCTTCATAAAATGCACAGTTGGAGCAAACCATCCCTTCTGAGGCGAACGGGTTGTCTTCAGGGCCGACATAGTGGGCGCCTTGCGCGCCGATTCCCTGTTCGAACTGTCCGAAGACGTCGACAGTTTCCTCGAGTACCTCGTAAAGATGGTTTTGGAGTGGTGTGACGGGGTAGATGCCGTCGATGCCTCTGATTTCGTCCATGACGGACCTTTCGTCGTTGTTGAAGTCTTCCATGATGGCCTTGGCTCTGCTGTAACCGGCGTCTCCACCCCAAAGCGCCCAAGCAATTCGGCCGTTGCTGGGGAATCCGTCTTCTCCTGGCCTAAAGCCTTCCGCTTTTTTGTCGACTTCGTGGCGGTCGAAGAATGCTTTGACTCTTCGCCAGGTGTTGATGGGGAGTTCTTTGCGATTGACAATGTCTCGGGCGCGTGCGATGCCGATGGCGGTTCCGCCTCGACCAAATTCGCTTCGCCAGTCGAGACCACGTTGGGCTTCTTCGACCATTCCGTCTGTCGGAGGGTACGAGTCGGCAGCTCTCGGCTCGTCTGATCGTTTCGCCTCCGAATATTTCGGATGGTCTTTGTTTAAGAGGTCGAAGTCGGTTTTGTAGTCAGCGTTCTCGGGGCGTCCTGTCCGGGAAAGATAAAGAAACGCATTCACTCGGGCCATTGCCCACTGGGCACGACCGATGCCTGGACGATGCGATGTTGAGTAGGCGCCTGCTCCTCGACGGTAAACAGATTTCAAAGCGCCTAACGTCACTCGAGTCCATGACGGTCGATCCCGTTTCTCCATGGCTTCGTTGTGGTCGTCGACCTTGTTTTGTAGTGCTTTTTCGGTGGTCGCCGAAATTTCTATCTCGCCTTTTTTGCCTGCTGCCGATCCGGGTTTGTTTTCATCGGAGCCGACGATCTGATCTTTTTTCGGTGCCGGAGCGCGTTTGCCGTAACCGGGTTTCGGATCTCGAGGTTTCTTGGTGTGATAAGAGTTCTCACCATATTCGGCAATATTCAAAGCCGTCAGTTGATCCTCTGCCTCGGCTTTTGAACTGTGGCAGCCCATGATCTCGTCGTCTTCTGTCTTGACGACAGCCCAGCCGGAGCAGCCTTCGACGCCTTGGAGGACGTCATACGGCATCGGGCTGTCCTTCTGTTGGGGCTTGGAGCTGCACAGAGAAGACGCCTGTGTGTTGCAGGACTGTGGTGTCTCCCGTGGCGATGAACTTGGTGACTGTTGACGGTTCGAAGCCGGCTTCGACGAGTTGGCGCATAGAAGAGGCTTGTGTGGCTCGGATTTCGGCTTCGTCTTTGCGGTCTTCCTGAAGGAACATGATTTGCGACTGGTCGAAAGACAGTTCGGCCGGTGTTCCGACCGGAAGAGCCAAGATCCGTTCCATGGATGCACAAAGGTTCTGGGCTGTTGGCATGAACCAGGCGTCGGACCACATGCGACGGGTCTGAGAGTAGTTGCCGGCGTTAAGTGCCGAACCTGCCAAGCCTTCGGAGATGCCGAGGAGGGTGGCTGGGACTCGCGCGCGCAGGGCGATGCGGGTTTCGTCGACACCCTGAGTGTTTTTGAGGTCGAGTTGTTGCAGGTTTGAGCCGGCGACCTTGACATCGGAGCCGCCACCGAGGACCAAGGTTTTGTAGGCGTTGGAGGAGCCTTCGTGGCGTTGGTTGATGACAGCTGCAATGTCGGTGGCTTGCTGCTGGGTGGTGTGCGGGTCGAGGGTGACGATGAGTTGAGGGGTTGCGGCGTTGGCGAAGAACTTCGATTTGAATTCGGTGGCTTGGCGGTCGGTGGTGATTTCGGAGAGAACCGAACCGATCCAGGACTGTCCACGCCACCAATACAAAGGATCCGGTTCGGGTTTCCAGTGTGCAACCTGTGACGGGGCGAGGAATACCGGTGGGGTTTGCGATGAGATGCCGCCAGGCTGGTACGAGTAGCCGGCGAGTTCAGCGTCGAGCTGTGCTGTCGGGTCCACATCGTTTTCATAAGAGCCGTAGACAACAGTGACCCAGTCGGGGCGGAGAAGGCGGAGTTGGCCACCGTTGCGGTAGAAGAAAGCGTTTCCGGCGAGACTGTTGTGCTGCTCGGCCGCGTAAAGAAGTTCCGCTCGAGTGAGGTCCCCTGGGCGTTCGAGGACGGAAAGTTCAGTGTTGCCGAACAGTCGACCGGTTTCTCCTGTCAACAGCGAACGCCACTGGAACCGGATTTGTGACATGAGCAGCGCGCGCGCTGTGACAGCAGCGGCGACGACTCCGGACTGGTTGTAGACGCCCTGCACATATCCGGAGAAGTTGGCGGAGACTGCACTGCCTGGCGCTCGAAGTGGGGAAGAGATGCCCTGGTAGGTGTTCCCGTTGAAGGAGAACATGGCGAGGACGTCTTCGAAGGTGAGGCCGTTGGCGTAGGAGCGTTCGAGCTGCTCTGGGTT